ACTTCTAACCTTTCGCGTTCGCTGCGCGCCTCACTCGCTTCGCTCGCACGCAACCCAAAAATTTCCTTTCGTTTTTTGCGGCTCCCCCCCAGACCCCCGCCGAGAGGCGGAATAAGGAGGGCAGGGAAATTTGATGGGTTGCTCCTCCGCCGGCAGACTACGAAAAGAGTCTTTTTAATTATACCGGATACTCTTTTCTCCGTCTTTGGCTTAGTCGAGGCGCTTCATATTCGCGTTTAGTGATAACTCGATACTTCACTCACACATACCAGCCCCTTCGCACTGGCTGCTCCGCAAGCTATCATTTGCTCGCATTGGCTGCTTCGGTGCTGGTGAGTGTTCTCTTTGTGGCTTCGACTATATTCGTAATAGATCTCCTCTGCTTACATGTGGCTATTATATATGCAACTTTTCTCCACGTTTTCTGAATGCCTCTCTCCCACCTTCCAGTTTTAAGATTTTATCACGATGTTCCAAATTTTCAATTGTGGTTTCAGTCAATTTTGTAAGCCCAGTATCGTTTTTTAAAACAAAAATTTTTTCAGCGTCACCATTTACAACAAAGTTTGCATTGTGAGTAGCAAAGATGATTTGCCTATTCTTCTTCTTTCTCTTTATGAGAGGAACAAGATAGTTCGCGATAAGTGAACCGTCCAGATGTGCCTCCGGTTCGTCAATCACAAGTGGGTAATTCCCAAACAGCAATAAGATAACTATCACGGCAGTACATTTTTGTCCAAAAGATGCACTCTCAATATCCTTTCCGTCATAGAGAACCTGAATCCGCTTGTGAGTTATTACATCTTTGAGATGTTTGTCGCGAATGGCTTTAAATATATGATAATTGAGTTCATTAGAAAAAACATTTGTTAAGAATTCTATGTAGCTAGTCTTCTTATCCTCCTCCTCGAAACATTCAACTATCCCATTATAATCACCAGAAAATATCCTCTTACGATCTGTAATATAACCTTTCAAAAGATCCACTCTTTCGCCGTTGCCATGGCGTTCAGTAAAGTAAGAGTAGAACTCATCAGCAATTTCTTCCCATGCTTGGTGTTCATCAAAAAAATAACTTAACCCAATATCTTTTATATCTTCACTATAGTTTTCCTCTGCTTGCTCTTCCAGAGCCTTAACAAGAGGCGTGATTGAATTATTAATCACAGTTACATACTCAGTTTTTACTTTCTCCACATTTTCGAGCACTGCATCATACTCATTCAGCTTATTTTCTATATTCTTAATCTTCTTTTCAATGTTTGCTAACTCATTTTTTACTCTCACAAATTTCTGTGGAGCGCTTTTCACCTGTAGAATATTTTCTTTTGAGAGACCTCCTTTTTCCAATAATTCCGATAGTTCCTTTTCATGTTTCTCTATCCCCTTAGATAACCCTTCTTCTTTTTGCACCAAAACTTTGAAGTTTTTTTCATTCAGAATTTCTTCAGCAGATTTGATGTTTTCTTGAGCTTCACCATATGCATCTTGGTATGTTTTTACAATGTCCTCTCCTTGCTCACTTACAGCATCTGCGTCAGCGGTATCTGCATCCTCTTCACTGGGAGAAAAATGTTCTTTTTGAAGATTATCAATCTCGTCTCTTAATCCATCAATTGTTGTTCTCCAACTCTCAAGTTGTTGTTTTTGGTCACTCTTTTGGGTGATTTTCTCAACTATGTCCGCATATTCTTGGCTCTTAGTTATTTTAATACTGTTATTCAATGTCTTCTTTTCTTTCTTTTTTTCTTTTAGTTCGGCCTTTAATTCTTTAATTGATTCTATCACTGTTTGAAAAGAAGAGATGCCTTTTAAGAGTTCTTTAAGTTCATCTTCATTCTTTCTCAACGACCCATCACTAAGAATATTTGCCCTTTCATAAATAGCATCTGTAAAAGCTTCTTCGTTAGTAGCAAAGCTTTCGACCTCACTCTGACCAATAAATTCAAAGATCTCTTCACCCTCAAATGTAAAAATACTTTCATCTTTGGTATCAAAAGATGGTTGAATCTTATTCCAAAAAGCACTTGAGGAATCTGGATTTTTTGAATGTTGTCCGAGAAGATTTAAAATCGTACTTTTGCCAGAACCTCGACCTCCGATGAAACAATTCAAAAAAGGGCTTAGGTGAAAAGTTTCCTCTGTTCCCGCAAAGCAAAAGTCTTCTTCTTTTTCCGGCCCATCTTTTTGTTTGATATTTATCTTTGCGTCCTGGGGAACATTAAAGGTAAAACTATTTATAATATTGGTTGGCTGTACCGGTGTCCTTTGATTAAGTTGAATTCTAGATTCCGGATCGTACATAACCTGTTTCAATCCCTCGAATGTTGCATCAGCTTTTACCCATGTGAAAGCACTCCCGATATCCTTCAAGTTATGTGCATCAGAGCAGAGCAATACTGGCTTTGGCTTAGCTCCATCATATCTGTTAGTTTCTAAAAAGAATTCTCTGTCATCTTCTTTACCAAACAATACATCTGTTTTCTTATCAATTGTCACAGCCAGGTTATTACCACGCCCATCATCATTTTCAGAAGGTCGAAAATTTCCATCCCCTCTAGGGCACGCCACCAGTAGATAGTCTTTAAAACGTATAACATCTTTATCTTCAGTGAGTCTCTCACATAGCGAATCAAACGCAATTAACGTGTTTTTGATTTCGGTTTGGTTTAAATTTTTGCAGTATTTATCATCAACTGTTTTAAGCCTTCCTAGAAAGTTTTTAATTTTTTCACTAGATACCTGGTCTGAGAACAGTAAATGAATGTGCATCTCTTCATTTTCTTTATTCTGCGGTTGTGTTCTGATCTCTAAATTTAGGAAAACAGTAATGCCTTCGTCGTTTAATTTACCCCTTATTTCTTCAAGTTCTTTGTCTGTAAATCGAAAATAATTAGTTAATCCCACAGCTTTGATATCGACATCGACAATTTTTTGTACAAATTGGTCAATTCCACAGTCATCATACTCGTTTGCAAGAAACGTTTCTGGCGAGTGAATATGTAAGTCCCACTTCCTCCATTCCGATCCTTTTAGGTAATTATTTGCCATAATTATTTTCCGGATTTTCTTCGATTACAATCTTTGCACAACATCTTGCAATTTTCCGCAATCGTTTTCCCACCTTCATGCCACGGTGTGGTGTGGTCGGCTTCCATCCCTTCTATCTCAAAATGCTCTCCACAATCTGTGCAAACACCATCTTGACGTTCGTACGCTTCTCGCTTCATTTTTTTTGTAAAAGATCGGATATTTAGATATTTTTCCTGTCTTGTTAAGACATACGGATAAATGCCCGACTTTTTCGTCACGTCTTCGTCCAACATTAATTCTTCAATCTCTTCGGCCAGTTTGTCTGGATTATATTTTTCATCTTTAAATTCATTGTACAACTCTCCCCACGCTACACCGTTCATTTCACTCCGATAATCCGGAAAAGTTTCTCTTACCCACGCAATAACATTTTGAAAATAATTCCACAGCTCATCGGCGTCTTTGTCATGTTGGTGTTTCGCCATGTAGTCCTCAATCTTCCCGTCATTGATCCAGGAAAGCGCAGTCTCTAAATACTCTTGCCGAATTGGCGATCCTCTTAAAAGTGACCCACCATCATTGGCCAAGCCGTATGCCGCACATCCTGACTTACTAAATTTCAACTTTGCATCAGAGAGCCATGGGCCAGTGTAAACGGCGTTACGTAGTTCCTGATCGCTTAATTTTTCACCAGCGATATTGATAATCTTAAACCAATCCAGCCGCTCTTTATCTGTACCCTCACAGAAGTAGATCATCAGTTCATAATCTAAAATCAACTCTTGCTCTTCATCGGTTAAATTATGGAAAAAGCGATCATCGAGTGAAAAGTCACCATTTACATACTGGCCAATACTAATAGTACGCTGCTGACCATCCAAAACTTCAAAATCACCTTGGTCGGTTGTGATCCAGTACATCACATTAAGCGGAAACCCTTTCTTTATGGTTCTAATAACTTCGTCACGCTGTTTGCCGGTATAGATAAATTCACGTTGGTACTTGGGTCGAATATCAAGTTTGCCATTGTAAGCAACCACACCTTCTTCAGCGCTGTCTTTATAGCCCTTAACGACGTCTCGAACTGGAATGCGATGTAAATCGATTTTCATGTTATCTCTTTTGAATTAAAAGACGGTTATAAATCTTTTTACCATCAATGATAGTAAAACATTCATGGCCGATCCACCTTGCTGAGTTTGCTAAACCTAAAATTTCAAATTGATCGGGACTATATTTATCAGCAAATGTAATAGGTACTCCCATAACACCATCATAATCCATAGGTATCTTTGCGACGCGATCAACATTTATCACATCATAATCATCATACTTGGGATATTCTTCAGGTGTATATTTTTTATACAACGTTAATTTCTCATGCCGCTTGGTTGTATCAAGATTTGTAAACCAATTAATACGTCCCATGCTTATATACTTCACACCATCTTCAATCTTCATCCTTGACTCTGTCTGTATGTCATAGTCATCGGGAACCTGAAACCATTTTGTACCACCATTATCATAACCAAGCCACATTCTGTCTTCTTTTATATACTTGAACGTCTCTTTGTACGTAACTGCATTTTGGTCACCTAGAATCAGAAATTTTTTATCATATTCCATCAGTTGGGCGACGTATTCTCGAAACAGCGAAAATGGCGGATTGGTGACAACGATGTCGGCTTCTTTTAGCAGTTCAATGCACTCATCACTACGAAAATCACCGGTTCCAATCATCTCGGTCATAAATTCTTCCGGGTCGGGCATACGGTTACCATTCAGATCGCCGTTATATTCAAGTTTGTACGGTGATTCTTGGGTAAACAGATTGGCATCTTTAAAATGAGTAGCTGTCAGCTTCTTGAGTCCTAAATGTTCGAAATTACGGCTAAAATACTTAACAAAATTACTCTCTTGCGGATCGTCGCAATTACAGAAAACTGTTTTACCTTCGAGCTGATTTTTGTAATGCTTTAGCTCTTTTTCAATATCAACAAGCTGAGTATAGAACTCATCTTTTTTCGCTTTGCCTGCCTTATTAAGATTTGTATTTAGAGATTTATCACTCATAACTATTTTTGAATTAAATCATCAACATCAACCTCGAGCGCCTTTGCTAACTTAGATAATGTATCGATAGTCGGATTCTTGTTCGCGCCACTCTCGATCTTTACAACAGTATTTAATGACAAGTCAGCCAGACGAGCCACCTTCTCAAGAGAGTGACCTTTTTCTGCTCGTATCTTTTTTACATTATCTGCAATCTTCATAGTTTGTTGTATTTTGATATATAGATTATAATGTAAAGTGTTGATTCTTTACATTTAAATAATAGCTAATACTAGGGTGGATGTAAAGGAAAAAATAACGAAGCAACCCATCAAATTTCCTTGCCCTCCTTATTCCGCCTCTCGGCGGGGGTCTGGGGGGGAGCCGCAAAAAACGAAAGGAAATTTTTGGGTTGCGTGCGAGCGAAGCGAGTGAGGCGCGCAGCGAACGCGAAAGGTTAGAAGT